AGACAACCCGTATTGAGAATGGTTCCCATTAAGCGGACATGATGCACCCGACACGCCGTGCCGTGTTGACATGGTTGACGTGTTGTGCTACGCGGATGTGCGCGTGGGATTGCGGTGTGGTTGTTTTGATGATTGTGTTATTACGTTTGAATCTGCGCTTGCGTCAGTTGTTGAATGGACACTTAGCAATGATTATGACTATGTTGAGGTTACAAGGGGATTAAGTCATAAGGGGCGGTCATACCGTAAGTATGTTATTTCGGTTGATAACGGTGATGATTGATATAAATATAAAACCGGTTGGCGATAATGCCAACCGGTTTTTTTGTGTTAGAAGCCCGCTAGTAGTCGTACGCCACCGGCGAGTATGTCACCGGCGACCATGTTGTTTACACCTTGCAGCGCTAATGTGGTGCTGTCGATTGATACGAAATATTTATCGCTGTAGTCTTTGTAGAATACTGCTGCGCCTACACTGAATTGTTTGTCGATTGTGAATAGTCTATCGCCATTTTTTTGCGGGCCGTTTATTTGTACATTGTATTGGATTGATAGTATACCGTTGGTTTCAAAAATTGATATATTTTTCCATGTGCCGTTAATTTGTGAGTTGTTAGGGTAACCGCTTTGTGTCGGAAAGAATGTTGTGCCGTGTAGTATACAGCTACCCATAGCGTGGCCCACTGCTCTGTATCCGCCTTTTGTTAGGTGCGCGCCGTCGCCATCGTCGCCGCCATCTGCTGCGCGCCTTGCCCATACGCCCGCGCGATATGCGCCCTCATGTATAACAACGTTTGGAATGTCGCGTTTTGTGGCGAAAAGGTTGTAAACCTGTTGCCGATAATCCGGTGCCACGGCCCACTTTGCGTTTACTCGGTTCATTGATTCACCTATTGCTAGACACATTGGAAATATATCAATTATTGCGTTTGGTGCTTCGGTATGTATTGCGTTTAGTAATTTGTTTATGTTGTTATCGATGGATGTTAATGACACGTTGTTATTTAGCATTGTAGTTGCGTCATTTTGTCCGCCAATGATGATAACTCTAGTGACATGTTGTTTATCTGTCACGGCGTTCCATCGGTCAAGGAATGTGCCGTCATCACCGGTTGCATAGAATCCGCCCGCGCTTGTTCCTAGTGTTTGTTTTGTAGTTGGTTTTAGTATGTCATAAATGGCGTTTGCCGGTGAATCAGCTAAGTGTTTTGCGTGACTATAGAATCCGTCTACCCAGCTGTCTCCGATTACGACAATATTATCATTGTATCCGATTGCTTGTGTAATGATTTGCGCGTTTTGGTTTGTTTTAATGTTGAGCGCGGATATACTGTTTTTATTGGTTTCGGCTTGTTTGGCCGCCGTGTCCCAACGTGTTTTAGTTGTTTTGGCGGTATCTGTGTCGGTTATTCCGAGCGCGTTTAAGTTGCTTTGTGTGTTGTTTGCCTTTTCGGTTGTAACAGCAAGATTCGACGCGGTTTTGTCAATCTTGTTTTTAAGCGTGGTGGCGGTGGTTTTGTCGGTTACGCCTAATGCCGCTAGATTGTCGTTTGTGGTTTGTATTTTCGTTATGGCTTGATTTGCATTGTTTAGCGCGTTACTAGCGTTAGTATTTATTTTGTATAGATTGGTGTCAATAATATCTATTGACGCGTTATATTGGTCGTTAAGATTTGCCGCGTCACCGGCTGTATATTTTTCAAGATTGAAATTGGCTGTATAGTCTGTCATTTTGTGGTTTCCTTTCGTATCGTTTGAGGGTGATTAATTTCCGCTTGCACTTGCATTTGATGCATGGTACGGTCGATAATCCGCATTGCCGCGTTATACTTATCGCGCAAGTCCGCCAGGTCGCCGGTTTCATACAATGGCAGATGATAAAACGGTGTTGTTGTAGCCATAGTATATTCTTTCTGTTATTTGGCATTACCGGGAATAATAAACCCCTCGGCGGTTTTCTTTGCGTGTGCAAGGTCGGTAACGGTAAACGTTTCGGTTCCGATTTTATTCAGAATGTGATTTAACGTTGCGCCTAGGGTTGCCGCGTTACTACTGGAAATGCCTAACGCTGTGCAGAACGCTTCAAGGCCGTCCGGCAACGCGTTTTCCTGTCCGGCTCGATCGGCTTTATCGTTGATTAGCTTAAGCGCTGCATCAACTTTATCCATTGACGAATTATATTGGTCTAATAGATTTGCCGAACTGCCTGCGTCATATTTTTCAAGGTTATAGTTTGGAGTGATCGCCATAATTTATCCTTTCGTGCTTATAACGACGGGTAAGGTTTGCCTGTTTCCGTATCGGTGACACGGGGCGTGTTGTCGTTGAATATGGTGAGGTTGCCGACTGCGGGTGTTTCGTCGGTACGGTGTTCGGACAGTTTGTCTACGTCAATGTCAGCAATTTGACTGACTCGTGCACCGTAAACGGACAATTCACGATAGAGGTCACGTAATGCGGTTTTACTATCAGTGTATTCACCTTTTGTGACGTTCCATATCAGTTGTGTGTTTCCTATGTGTTCGATTTGTTCTTGTATTTGCGTGATAGCTAACGCGTAATCGTTTATGTGCGCTTCAATGTTTTTTATTCTTGCATCATAGTCGGCTGACGTTTTGTTTATGTCGGTTACGATTTCGTCAAGATATGCCGTTATGTGGTCGATTTCGCACGCGATATGTTTTATTATTTCCTCTTGACTTTTAGCGTTCCAATAGAACGCGGGTATGGCGGGCGTGTACGGCCATACCGAGAAAAACGGTAGCAGTGGAAACATGTGCGTATCCTTTCAGTAATTGTTTATGTTTATCGTCCATAATGGGCTAAAACATGTTTCAAGGTGTTCGAGCAGCATCACGTCTATATCGACGTAATCGCCGTTTCTTATGCGATTGACTTTGTCCATGAAATCACCGTTTGCGATTGTCTCGTATTGATTATCGGTCGCGTTGCTTGCGTAGTCTTGGTTTTCAGTCAATTGTGTCGCTGGGAAATCACTGTAGATTGTTCGCATTTTATGCCATATGTCGCTGTCACTGAGAATTATATCAGGATTATTGCTTACAAGCGCATAAAGCGGGCGCAGCGTCGGCATGATTTCTTGAATAAGGCGTAGAAAGTGCCGTCGCCATCTTGACGGCGGCATAACGCCTAACTCCCTGTCATAGAAACGATTCTCGATTTTCTTGCAGCAACGCGTGTATTGCGTGTCATCATAGGCAATGTCACGCCATGACCATGCGGCATTATTCCAGTCAACACCGCCAGGCACGTCAAGCAGTTCGCCAAAAGTGTATGACATCACGCCGTGAAAATCGTCGTACGATTCACACGGCTGATAATGGTTTATGTTATTCTGCATTGTCATCGTCGTTCAATCTTTCAACGTCCGTCAAGTAAGCGTAGTTGCGGGAAACATTGTCTTCGTTCCATACAACTTGTATCGGTTCCTTGAGGTATTTTCCGAATCTTGTGTTGAGAATGTCGCACGCGGCACGCCGTTCCTCTAATTCACTGAGCGCGCGTAAATCGGACGGTTCGCTGTAATCGTTGATTTCGTCGGCGGTCTGCCGTTCCATTTTCAACGGAAGATTTTTAATGCCTAACGATTGGTAAAACGCGTTCCAAGTGTTTTGAATGTCGTTCTGCAATTCCATGCCGATATATTCGACGTTGGTTTTCAGCACGTTTGCTTTCATTGAATCGGTGAAACCCGGTGTCGCCATGATAGCCATTTCACCGCCTGAGATTTGCTTGATAACGTTGATGCCCGCCGTTTGCTGCCCGGCTGGAACCTCAAGAATGAACGGTGTTTTCTGATTGAAACGATTTTGCCGCCGCGTCATGTACAAATCTTCTATTTCATGCGCGAAAAATTCAATGGTCGGAATGAGTGGCGTACGGGCGCGGTTGGCGTAGATGAAAACACCATTGGAATTGTTCACCGGAAAACGCCAGCCGTTGATACCGTGGCTGTCCCATTTCTTCGGTTTGTAATAGACGTTGAAATTTGAGGTAGTCACCGCTTGCGTGCTGAAAAACACGCCCGGCTTGCTATGCGGGAACGCGATTGTGGCGTAACCGAAATACAATAGATTGTATTCCAAAAACCATGCGTCGCAAGTTTTCGGCAGATTCAACCACTTGAAACGAGATAGCGCGATATTCAGCATTTGCGAATATGCCATCAAATACGCTTGTGAATTGAGCGATTCGGATTGCTGCCACATCGGTGCGCCGCGTTCGCCCATTTCCGCACGAGTCAACGGCCTTTTATGCGTGCGTTTACGTCCCATGTTTTCCCACCTTATATATTGTCGTGTACGAAGTCGCCGCCGACTTCCTCGGGTCTGTTCCATATTGTAACACCGGAGGTGAAAATATCCTTGATTGTCTGCAATTGGTCGTTTTGCGCAAGCGGGCTTACCGTCCATATGTCGGCGGTCCGCCAATACGTGAAATGCTTACAAGGCGTCAACGCCGGTCTATTATAGAGTTTGTTGCTTGCAATGCCATAGCGCAGCATGTAGTCGCCCGCCGCCGCGATTGCGCCGTTGTCTTCTGTTACGATTTTCACGGTCATGGTGTCAAGCCCCGTGGCCTGTCCGAAGTTGTCGCCGCCATACGCCCCCACCGGTTGCGCGGCGTGATTGAGTAAGTCACGCCATGCGGCGTTAACGTTGGAACGCGTGTTTACCACGACACGTTTCGCGTTATCTACGCTCTGATTGCGTGACGCCGACGCGTTCGCGTTCGATGTGCTCGCATTGTTGGCCGCAACGCTGCTGTTCGTGGCGTTGCTTGCATTCGTATTGTTGGTATTAAGTGTAGTGGATTGAATGTTTTGCGTGCCCGCCATTGCGATACTGACGCTATTGGCCTGTCCGTTGTATTTTTTCGCTGTGAACGCCGCCGCATCATTGTACGCTTGCTTGTAACCGGCTTCCGCCGCCGTCTTGGACGCGCCGGTGGCGAAACTCGCACTTGACAGTCCGACGCTTCCGGCTGCGCCGAGTCCCGCCGCCACAATCGGCGCCGCCGCGCCCCCCGTCGCCGCCGTCACCGCTATGCCGGTCGCCGCCGTGCCTATCGCGCCCAGTGCTGCGGTGACGGTACCAATCGCACTCGCCGTGATTTCCGTGTTTACGAGCTGCGTTGTCAAATCTAAGGTAGCCGTATTCATTTCGTCGATTTTGTTGTTCGACGCACTCAGCAGCAAATTTTGCTGTGTCACGTTGTTTTTGTAGATTGCGTTTGACGCATTGTTGGAATTGGCCGTAACGGTGGAATTAAGAGCGTTCGTCAGATTCGTGTTAGCGATACTGTTCGCATTGCTTCGGTTGGCGTTGCTCAATGCCACGTTAGCCGAACGCGCGCCGTTTTCGTACGAGACAATGGCGTTTTCACGCGCTTGCGCAACCTCTTGATTGTATGCGTCGGCACGGTGCGCATCGATTGCGCGACGTTGCAGCGCGTATGTTGGTATGTCGTGCGATATGAGTGTTTTGAGTACGTCCGCGTTCGGCACGTTGCCGGTAATGTTAGCGCCGTTGATGGCGTTAATGCTAATTGACGTGTCACCGTCGCCACCGATTCCGTCAAGCCATGCGATTTGTCGCAATATCGGATAACTTAAAGACGTGACTGTCTGTATCGAGAGTCGCCCGCAGTCAGCGATTTCCACACGGGTTTTATTGCCGATATTGTCGGAAACCTCTAAGTGCGCGTAGGGTGCAAGATATAGTCGTGTTATTTGCGCGTATTCACTAGCGTAGCCGAAATCGTCGATAGTCAAATCAATATCGGATAGTTTTGTCCGTGCGCCGCTGACTGTATGCCATTCAACGTTGTTCACACTGATAGCGTTACCAAGTCGCATCATGTTTGCGGTGGCGACGAAAACCGCTGTAATTTGCGACATGATATGCGGATAATATGCGAAAAGCGTGTCGAAATATTTGCCCGATATTTTGGACGATTCAAGCGCATATATGCTTACATTGCTTGCAGTAAGATTATCGATTGAATTGTATGATGTGCCCGCGCCGGTGACGTTTGATGTGGAAATGTTTCCGGCGCCCCACGAGAAATTCATTACCGTGCCATCGGCATTACTATATATCGGATCGCTGTCCGTGATATTCGTACCGCGCATGCCGCTCATGGTTTGCAATTGTTCAGGTGAAAACGTTGCGGCCACACAGATGTATCTTGTACCGTTTTGCAGATTAACCGGTGTGCTTTTTCTGATATTCGATGCGGCGTTGCCATAGTCAACGTCGGGTAGCGTGAAATCACGACAATTCGTGCGCGGGTTTTTTAGCAGTTCTTGCGGTGTCATTTCCGTTAACGGCGCGTGTCCGCGTGTCAGCACCATTCCGTTGATTGTGGTGCTGTTGATATAGTCCGTCCATACGTCGCGCATAAGCGTGCATGTTGTCGTGTTCGGCGCTTCCGCGCGTACGGAAGTGATGAAAAAATGATAGCGTGTCTGCACGTCGGTTTTTTGATATGGCGTATTGATAATGTCACGCGAAAAATCAACGACAATGTAATTATACTGTTGCGCCGTCATGTAAGGTACCGGCAATTTTATACCGTCCGCGTCGGCGCGCGCGATATACATGTTCGTTGTCAGCTTGACAGTTTCGCCGTCCAGTTTGTCAAACCATGTATTTCTTGCGGTATCATCGGGAAATTTCACGACGTCGTGGTAATCATCATACCAATTCACGCGACATAACTTGATTACCGTGTTTGGCGTCCAAACATTGTAATCGAAAACGTTGCGGTACTGACCGTACACGCGCGTATCCGTATCGGGGAACGCCGTTGCATTTTGCAGATGTGGAAAATCCATATCGCATCCTTTCATATACGAAAAAATGAGTGGCGCTTCACATGAAACACCACTCATTTTATACCATAGTCGATTCAGACTATTCGACGGTGAACGTGCATGTCGCGGAACGTTTCGTAGTCTTGCCGTTCGGATTGACATACGTAGCGGTACCCGTCACGGTAATGACGTCACCGGCCACAAGCCCGTCACGTTGCACGTGCAAGCGCGCTTGGTCATCCACGAACGTATTGACGTTGAGGTCGAACGCCGCGCCGGGCGACTTAACGTCGCTTGCGGCATGGTTCGCCGCAACCTCGTACGTCGCCGCGTTCGGCGCAACCTGAACGGCGGTGCCCGTCGGCTCGACGGTGGCGGTGAGCTTCGGTGTGAGCTGCATAAGGCCGCCCGCCTTGACGTTTCCCGTGGTCGGGGTCAGCGTGAAACCGGTCACGTTCTGAGTCACAACATTGATGGAAGTACCCGTATCGGTGGTGAACAAGGCGCACGGCGTAAACGGCGACACGCCATAAATGCCCCAGTGGTTGAGATACAGCGTGTTGGAAAGTGTTTGCGGATTATAGAACTGAGTAGTGCCGTACAGCGTGTCGCGAACCTGATACCAATCAGTTGAAACAAGCAACGCCACCGCGCCCGGAATACCAAGACTCGGCACCTGAATAATACGATACGGCACGTCGGCTTTATCCAACTGGAACACAGCCGACAACGCGTCAACATCGAGTGATGCGAGATATTCCGGTTCAATCAACAACACCATTTGTTGCGGATTGGCATACGCCGGAATGTCGGTCACGTTCAACGCGTTGTACTGCGTTGACGGGAACTGCATACGTCCCGCGGTTGCACGCAATGCCTTAAGCAACGTCTTGGCGGTGGTTTCGTCGCTCGGCACCGCGTCAAGATGCACCTTGTAGAAACCAAGATTCTGCTCGTAATGACGAATCAGCGCAAGCATGATGTTCATTTCATCATAATTGTCACTGTTGCGTGGCGTTTCCATAATCTGCGCAATGAAACGATTCAGGCCGAAATCGTCGACGAACGCCTGTCGCAATTCGTCATCAGTCCATGATATCGGGTATTGGTCCTTGCGGTTCATTTCATAGAACCACACCGCCGCTTCGGGTCGATGCATCTTCAAAAGGTCTTCCGCGTCGTCCTTGTATCCGTGCGCCTTAATCCACTTGACTGCGATTTCCTGTACGGTGCTGCCCCAGTACAGATTTTCCTTTTTGAAAACCGAAAACGGGTTTTCAAACGGCGCGTTCTGCGCCATTACGGTGAGTCCGATACGATTGATCATGCTCCAAACACAGTCGTTGAGATACTGCCGATTCATCGGGTCGAACAAATACCGCGCGGTGTTCGCAACACCGGTTTGTGTCGCGCTGGGCACGCGCTGCTGATAATCGTCGGTGTTCCTAAGACGTACTTTATCCAAAATGGTTGCGTTGTCTATTGCCATGTTTCATTCTCCCTTCAGAGCGTGTAATCGAGGTTTTCCAAGTCTTCCGCCGCGGCTTGCGCGATTGCTTCCGCCACGTCATCGTCGTTTTCCTTGACGGTCGCACCGTTTTCGACCATTTGCGCGACTGAATCGGCGAAGTTGTCGTATATGCCGTCGATTCGTTCGCTGATTGCGTCCGTGCGATCGCTTAACGCGCCAACCTTGTCAAGCACGTCACGCAGCATGTCGCGCAAATCATCAAATTCGTCCGCGCGGTGCGCTTCATTTTCCGTAAGATCATCACGTTCGGCGGTGGCCCTTTCCTCAGAAGTTTCGTCATCCATTATTTTTTCCTTTCATATATGAAAAAAAGTCGTGCCGGTGAAAATACCGAACCGACACGACTTAAGAATAGCATACGTGCAACATGATTCACAACGATGAACGGCGCGCTTTTTCCCTCACGGCCATATCATTGACGGAGTCAACCGTGGTTATCAATGATAATGTTTTTATCGCCCTCGTTACGGCACCTTGCGTATGCCGTGGTTATTTTACACCGAAATTTCTAAGCATTGCAATTACAGCGTGTTGCGTTTCCACCGTGTCATAACGTAAATATCCTAATGCATAATATGACGTAAGATTTCTAATCAAGTCCTTTGCCATATTTGCCGTAAGGTAATTAAGTTTATTATCACCCGTCGTGATCGCAAAATATGGCACATGCGCGCCCGCATCATATTTTGAGGATACAAAAACGTAGCCACAACGTAAATCAACATAAACGCCATACTCGTGCCGCAACCAACGGAAGACATACGTAAGTTTAGCGTGTTTGTGCGGCTTTTCAAGAAAATCAATGTCATGATGCTTGAATTTATTTTTAGCTGTGACAGCATCGTTATTTTTCATCATGCGCCCCGCGACTGTGTTTTTCGTTTTCTGCGCAGCGTATTTATCATCTTCAACATAATCGAAAATACACGTTTTACCGTCAAGCCATTGCAAACCAAACTCGGGCTCTAAGGGAACGTTATAATGTTCAAAATACGGATTATATGCGTCGCACGCATTACCCAATAAAAAGATTCGCGGTTTGCGTAGCTTGTTATCGTCGGCGCGTTCACGCGTGACGGTATCTACAAGATTGGCTAATTGTTCATATTCGTTGCGCAAATAATGGTGATACAAGTCATCGGGGTCTATAATAATTTCATCCATGCAAATATTACGTACATTAACATATGTGCTTTTTTTCTTCTGCTGCTGTAATGATAATGGAATGAAATAACCACATGTCCGCCATTTTTTATCGCCATTACGACGTATTTCAGCTACCTTGTTATGTACCCTAAAATCGTAGTCGGGAAAAATATTGTCCTCTATTATCCTGTCAAAATATTTTGCCGCCACGTCGTTATTTTCTTCGCGGTACCGTGTGACCTCAACAAAACAGATATTGTTTTTAATATAATCCTCCAACATGTACCGGCGCACGCCGTAAGTCTTACCGAGACCACGCGCGCCAATTATAAGATTTACGTCAGCGTCGCGCGGCAATATCTGCGTTCTAAGCCGGTCATAATAATATTTCGCCATCAAGACTCACAATCATAGGTTTGCAATCGCGCACAATCAGTTCGCGGGGTGTCGTTTCCACATTCCTATTATACGTGTTTCGCATGTATGTCAGATTCTCGCCGTTAGCTTGTTTATCCGATTCGCCCAGCCATCTGCCGGACGGATACAACGCCACCGCTTCGGGCACGTCAACATGATATGTCGCGCCCTGATAATCGGTGACGGTACCGACGTACCTGTCCCATACATGCGGGCGGTTACGTTGCAACGTGTGGCAAATCTCATAATCCACCAATACGTCATAACCAAGCGATATTTGTACGGTTTCCGCGAAACCGCGCCCCGCATGCATGAGACCGGCTATAAAATCTTCAATGGTGTACACACCGTCCGGCCGTGGGAGGCCGGCGCAAGTGACATGCACACGCCCGTTCTTGTCCAAACTAACGCGTGCTTTGTTCCACAATTCCACATGTTCGGCATAACGCGTAGCACCGCCACAGTCCTCAATCTCGAATTTTCCGATATGGTCCAGCGTTGACGCCAGGTCGGACGCGGTGTTTCGGACGCGCCGCATGGTGCGGTTGATCGCGTTTTCTATCGCGGTATGCAATGGTTCGAGCGCATCCAATAGTTCCGTGTCGGTCACGTCATCGGCGCAGCTGATTTTCAGACTATCGGTATCGCCGCCCGTGACGGTGACACGTGCGCCGAAATGCCGGTATATCAACAGCATGGCTATCAAAAGGTGCATTCTGCTGCCCGCTACGATTCGCATACCGTATGTGTACAGCACGCGCGGTGTCTTCGGACGTTTTCTCGTGAAATTCTCGGGAGTGCAGACCGTAGTCCTATCAACTTCAAGTTCGCCGGTTTCCGTCACGCGGTAATCGGCTTTCATGACGTCTTGTGCTTGCGTGCCATAGATTCCGTTGAATTGTCCTTTAACGGTGCTGCCGTAATAGGATTGCAAAAATTTCACGCTCAACGTGCCCGCCTTAGCGTCGCGTGCGATTCCCTCCGGTATCGAATCAGATATTTCACCCGCGTACGCCGTGCCCTCATGATAGCGTTTAATCAGATTTTTCACATCGGTTTTCCGTGCGAAAAGCATGTTTGATTGTAAGGTCACGTAATCGGGTGGAACAATTGCCTTAGTGGTAGCTTCACCATACAATACATGTATCGAATCAAATTCGTACACTTGCGCCACATTCCACAATTCAATCTCATTGACATGCAATATGCACTCGTCCGCCCGATACAATTTCCCGAAAGCATACGTCGGGTTAACGGCACTATCAACGTAACCACGCGCCCTAACACTGTTTTCCTGTGTCTTCGCACGTTCGTTATTGCTGTAATCGGTGTCCGCTTGCAACGTTTTCACAAACTTGGAACGCGGGCATATCGCAATGCCCCAAGTATCGAAACATGTGTTTTTGCGCAAGCTGAGATTCGTAAATCGTACCGCAGCATGTAATCCCGTACGAAACGGGTCATCATAATTCGACAACACATCTTCAAGCGACGTATTAACAATGCGTTCGCATGCGATTTGCAAAATATCCGTAGGTGCTGGCGCGAATTTCACCGGTAATCGTCGCCCGTTGATGAACGCGTGATGCATCGATGTAACATCCAAGGACGCGACATTATCCACGACAACACTAGCGGTTTTAGCACTCGTAAACGTCAAACCGCCACGGAAACACGCCTTACGCAACGCGTACGATTCATAATTCTTCGGAAATTCCTGATTACACGTCATCTCGAAAGCGTGCTGCAATGTGATTTTCTTACCACCTTGCAACGTGACGCGCCGCCCGCCGATTTCGCGGCGTGCCATCTGCCGCACAAGCGAAGTCTTGGTAAGCACGCGACACCCTAGCATATCAGACGTGAGCCAATGATTAGCGCGTAGCAACCATTGCAAGTATTGAGGTATCACTTGCACATCACGGCGTGCGTAAAATTTTTCTTCTTCCGTCAACGGCGTTTCAGGCGTACGCACAAGTGAGTAATCCCAATCGCCAACCGCTTTCGGCAATCCGCATGTTTCGCCCATTGCGCGCAGTCCGCCCATTTCGAGATAGAACGTATCCCAAAAACGGCATACCACGGTATCGTTAACAAGCAAGTCAAGCGTGTACACGCTTGTAGCGGTCTGCGCATTGACCTCAATCGCGTACGACTGCGCCAATTCCAACATAAGCGTTTGCATGTCGAACATGAGGTTATAGGCAGCGATTATCGGAACATAATCGTGTGCGCGCCCATATTCGATAAGATCGTCAATGTACGTCAACGCTTCGGACGTATGCCGGTAAAACCGTACATCGTCCGTGTCGGGAGTGTACGATTCCAGCGGCGTGTTACGCAAATCGTTGAAAATGTATAATATCGGATATGCACGTGTTTCGGCACCCTCGCCGATATTCGTTGTTTCGGTGTCGAATATCGCCGCAATCTTAAATTCCTTGCGCTTTATCATCGTACTACATCGGGTGAGACCGCAATAAGCCAAATCGGACTACCACCGTCAACGTCCGTGTAATCCTCCAATTCGTCCGTATGCATTTTCATATTTTTGGCGTACTCCAACACTTTTTCGTTTCGTTGCATGATAGTATCAAAAAGCCCACTGAGTGAATCAGCGTCATACGCTTTCATGATGACTTCTAACCGTTTGTTCGGCGGAACATTCGATTTCTGCCATATGTTTTGTGTGTATCGCCAAAACACCTTGACTTTTTCCCGCCCAAGGTCTCCCAACGCGCTAGGCATTCCTTTGGACGCCATGCGCATTTCCGCACGGAAAATGTTGAACGAACGCGCACGCTCCCTCGCACGCCCTTTACCGCCGCGTACCTCGCTCACCTGTTGCACGAGTTTATCGGCGGTTTCGTTCGCACGCTGATACAGTTCATTCCGTATGCCGCTATTACGGACACGGCCAACATACGTGTTCTTCAACTGCGTTTCAAGCCGCTGAATATAAGCGCGTCGTGCGTTCGCTTCGCTTTCGGGCATGGTGTCGGTAATGCTTTTTTTCAGACTGTTTATAGCGCGCCGTACGCGCTTGCGTTTCGCGGTCAATAAGTCCGCTTGTTTATGTGCTCTAGGCATATTTACCGCCTTATAAAAAAAGTGCCATAGCATGTATGGCACTTTTGTTTCATTCCGAACTACTTGATTTCAAGCGATTTCGTGGAACGGCCACCGCCTAGCGGGGTCTGCTTGACTGCAACAGTGATACCGTCCGGCGCGTTGAAATCGGGGAACATATCGTAAATATCCAATACGCTACGGTAAATCCCCTGTGACTGACTGAAATACGTATTGCCGTCTTTTCCGAAAAGATAGACGTTTGCGCATTTCTGACCGGTCTGAGAACGGACACCAGGCGCAATGTAAACGCCGATAACCGTCAATGGTTCCGCGCCGCGTCCGTTCAGCGACAATGCGTTATTACGTGCGTTGACGATAGCGCGTTTTCCCTCGAACGTGCTGTTGTCCATCGTGCAAATATAACGATAGGGGTCAGCAGTGTTCTGTGCGGTTTCATTCACGGTGATGTCGTTCATCTGTTCGTTTTCCTCGTTCATTTCAGTTCCTTTCAAAATTCAATATCTTTATCGATATCGTTATCAGTATCGTTGACGGTATCGGGGCCGTTTCCGTCAGTTGCGACACGTTCCGCGTGCTCAATGAACGTATCAACGTCCATGACATACGTGTTCTTGTTTACGGTAATATCGTCAACCAAAATATTGACAATACCGGCGTCCATAAGCACTTTAACGGCCATTTCAACATTACGAACGTTTCCGTTAGTGTGAAATGTCTGTTCCACACCGTCACGGTCATAATAGCTTATGGTGCTGTCCGCGATTACCTTACGTATCTTTCGCATGTTTGTTATCCTTTGTATCTGTTTTATTTTCTGTCAACCATTTTGGCGACATAAATATTTATAGCACAAAAATCGGCGTGCGCAAAAAAGCAACACGCCGATTATTGATATTGATTCTCAATAACGCAAAATCTGCCCCGGATAAATCAGACTCGGATTAGACAAACCGTTAAGCGACGCAACACGCGCCCAATCTGAACCGAACACCGACCACAAACTATCACCCGGCACAACCGTATACGTGCGCGCCACATTCGACTGCGCAACCCCGCCATAACACACGGTTTCCCCCGGATAAATCACAGCCGGATCGCCTGACCCATACCCGCGCCACGACTGCCACGGCAACAGTCCAGTACGCGCGGCAATGCCCGACAACGTGTCACCCGACGCAACCACCACGCAAGCAGACTGCGATACATTACCCCCGGTGTTCGTTTCCGGCGCGGACACATTCGCACCGTCGCCATGCGCGTATGCATCCCACTGCCATCGTTCGCCCCGGAAATAATTCAAGTCCAATCGTCCGGCATAACCCGGCACATATCCGTTCGACGTATACTGACGCATGGCTTCACCATACGCCCCATATAGCCACGGCGTTTCCTGATAGCCGGTTACGTTCATCGACGCATACTGAGCAACCCATACGCCGCAATGCTCCCGCACGAATGCAGTAAGCTGCCCCAGCGCGAGCGCCTGAACATACACAACCGGCCACACCCGCGTACGATCATGCACACGACGTACCCACGTTTCAACCCACGCGCCATTACCAAACTGCGGATTATCCTGAGATTCCCAATCCAAAACAAGCACAGCGTTACCAACGTATCCACGTACGTTGTCGATGAAAAAGTCAGCCTCCGCGTTCGCGTCACGCCCCGTCGCATAATGATACACCCCGATACTTTTGCCACTGTCCACTGCACGCCCAAGTTGATAGTTCGCTGCCTGATTCACACCGTCGGTCAAACACACGTTATTAAAACCGCCGACACCCCACGTGGCCCCCGCCACAACAAAATCAGCGTCAAGCGCGTACGTATCAATATCACATTGCCAATTGCTCACATCCACCCCGCGCATATCCGCGCTTGCAGATGGCACAAAAAGCAAAGATAACGCGCATACGCACGCCAACACGCTACGCCACATTCGTATCATAATTATCCTCTTTATTATCCTCTTTATTATCCTCAAGCAATGCAATAAGTTCTTCAGTCAACACATTGTTCTTAGTCATCAAATCATTAAAATCACTAAACGTCGTGGCGATAAACCACGCCATACCACAACACGCGACAATCGGAAAACCCACACTTCCGACAACGGTTACAATCGCACTAATATCCATCAAATCACCTCACAAAAAAAGGTCATGACACATCGAATGACATGCCATAACCAAATATATCACAATCGCGTAGCCTATCCGGGAATTGAACCCGGCACGCACATTTTATAAGAATGCCGCTCTACCCACTGAGCTAATAGGCCATCACCACACCTCACCCCCGCCACAACCCCCGCCGCATCAAATCAACCATATCACGACAATGCGAAAACACATAATCCGACACATACGAATCACATTTAAACCACTTCGCACTAATAACAACGGCCTTAACACGCTGTTCACCACGCACCCTATAACCCTTAACGAAATCACAAGTATTACGCTTGCAAAACATGCTCAAATCCCTCCTTTTTTCTCAATCACCGATTAATACGATAACCTAAACAGACTGCGCCCGGAACGTAAAACACGCCATCGTCAAGTACATCCCTAAGCCCGTATACGTCAATGCAATCAACAAACCGAGTTTCTATCAAGCAATCGGACGCAATATCAACAAAATACACAAACACATCATAAATACTATTCACGTTAAAATCAATTGAATTAGAGAGTGCTTTAAGATTCATAAAACTCATTTTATTTTTTCCTTTCATCGAAACCGACACTTACATAATACTACACCACACAACACGACACGCCACAACCACACCGCAATCCCACGCGCACATCCGCGTAGCACAACACGTCAACCATGTCAACACGGCACGGCGTGTCGGGTGCATCATGTCCGCTTAATGGGAACCATTCTCAATAC